GCCCGATTTCCAGTTGTTTTCCCCGTGCTTCTGGGCGCCCAATGCCAGCCGGCGCGCGATGGCGTCGATGGCTTCCTTGGGGATCAGGTCATATCGCTCCTGCATCTCGGAGCGGGTTGAGCCGCCCTCGAATGTGCTTTTCAAGTCTTCCAAAGTAGCCCGTTCTGAGCTTACCGATACTCTTGCCGGCTCATTGCGGCGTGGTAAAGTTCCCACTGCCACCTGATCCACCCGTCCGAGGGTGGGATATGTTGCTGAGTTGGCCTCATTCAATTGCGTTCTCCATTTTTCTTGCTGTTTTGGCAGCAGCATCCCTCGCGCTGGCATCCCCGCCCGCTCTCGTGCTCGGCCAGCGGATGTTTGCAATCCGGGCATTTCGTGCCAGGCATCTTTGGCGTCCAAATTCGCGCACTCTTCGCAGAGCATGACCGAATCGCCAGTTTCCAAAAGCATGTTGGTCTTTGCGCCGCAGCCCTCGCACTTAAGTCCGGTGCCGGTGAATCCGACTATTTCTGTTATTTCGCCGTCGTTTGAACTTGTCATTATCCCGTCGATTTCCATTTATCCTCTCCGTCTTGCGTTACCTGGTTCAGGATCCTGTCGGTCAACCGGCAAAGCTCGCAGCGCACGTCTTTGCCGGGCCTAAACTTCCGCCGGACAGTTCGTGGCGCGATCACCAGGCACTCGGTATGCCTGGCGCGCACCCTACTGAGTTGCCCCAGCAACTTCCTGTCGAGAGCGGTCAGAACGCCCCTTCGTAAGCTTCGACCGGCGGCTCGGGCGGGCGGTCCTGGGCGCCGCCGAGCAGCGTCAGTTCGTCGGCGATGATCCCGGTGCGGTAGCGCTTGACCTGATGGTCGTCTTCCCATGAGGTCGTCCGCAGTTTGCCCTCGATGAAGACTTGCGAGCCTTTCTTGAGGTAATCCCGCGCAATCTCCGCCATCCGGCCAAACAGGGTGACATGATGCCACTCGGTATGGTCCTTCCACTCGTTGCCCGACTTTTGCCGTTCGTTGGTGGCCACGGTCACCGTTGCCACCAGCAATCCGGTCTGCGTGGTGCGCGTCTCGATATCCCGGCCCACGTTGCCCAGGATCGTTACCTTGTTCACTCCCTTGCTCATTCACCCTCTCCTTGTTTGGTCTTGCCGCCCGTGTCCTCGGCCACTCCGGTGTCGTCGGTGGCCGTGTCCGCCTTGCCGTGCACGTCGGTGCCGAACTCAAGTCCAAGCTGCTGCTTGAATTCCTTTTCGTAGGCAAACTGCTGCATGGTCTCTTCGAAATCGTTGCCGTTGGTGGCCAACTGCTCGGTGTGCGTCTGCAGCCCGTTCTGCTGAGCCAGCGTCAGGGCCTGCATGTCCTTCAAGGGGTCGATCCACGCCCAGGCGCGTCCGGTCCACTCGATGTAGCCCATCAGGTCCTCGGGCAGCCCGTCGAACTGCAGAAGGCCGGAAAGCCACGCCGATTCCAGAAACCACTGCATCACGCGATCGCAGAAGGCCTCGGAGAAGTACTGCTGCCACTCCCTCCACGTATCGCGGTCGTCGAGCAGCCCGGCGCGGATCGATGAGTAATTGACACCCTCCCGGTCGTTGGCCAGCGTCTCGTAGCTCATATCCATGCCCGAGCCGATCAGCCGCATCAGCATCTTGGTGAAGGCAGGGAAGGCCGACGTCGGATGCTGCGGGTCCCAGGCCTTGAACTCCACGCCCTCGGGCAACTGCTCGAAGCTTCCCGGCGCGGCCTTCATCTGGATATTCTTCTGCTCGTCGCGCTCCGTGCCTTCGAAGCCGGAATCGGTTCCCTTCTTCTCGAAGAAGCCCATCTTGGCCGCGGCAATGCGCGCCGCCACCACTTCGGCCATGGAGTACTGGTTGTGCATGTGCATGTGCAGCAGGGAGGAGGCAATCTCCGGCACGCCGCGCGACTGCATCACACGTTCGGGCGAGTAGAGATGGATCACTTCCTCGGCCGGCACGCGGATGCGGTTCTTGGGCGATATCGAAACCTCGGCCGGGTGACGGTCCCAGAAGTGGTAGGCGATGGGCCGCCCGTCCGGGTTCACCTCGATGCCCATGCGGATCACGTTGCCGTTCTGCATCTGGTAGAGGAAGTAGTTGGTGTCGAGCTGGTCGGGGTCGATGAACTGCAGCGAGAAGTTGAACTTGTTTTGGGCGTAGCGGCGGCGCACGAAGCATTCCCCGTCGCGGAACATCTGCGTTCCCGAGAAGCCCTGCGCCCGCTTCCAGCTCATGTTGCCCTGGATGGTGCAGTAATCGCGCCGCCCCCACTGCTGAAAAAGTTGCTCGATCTGCGTATTCAGCTTGGCATTCAGCTTCTTGCCCTTTTTCATGGGCACCTTGACGCGCAGCCTTATCCCGTCCGCCCCGAAGACGTTCTTGCGGAAGATCTTCAGGGCCTTGCGCCCCAGCGGGTTATTCTGCGACTCGCGGCGGGCCCGGGCGCGCAGCCGGTAAATGTCGCTCCATAGATCGATATCGGCCGAGGTGGTCATGGTCGACCAGTCCTCGGTGAGCCGCGAGAACACCGCCGCGTCGTAGGCGCGCTTCTGGGTTGGCCCAACAATGGTCAACCGGGCCGCCTGGTTGGCCTCGTTCAGGCTCTGCCGGGCTTCGGATAGGTCGAGCGGATGGAGATCAGCCATGACTGGTTGCCTTTCCCGCCACTCGGGCGGCGAGCACGGCCGCGCTCAGGGCGTCGATTCCCTCCGCGGATAGTTGGTTGGTCAGTGCCGTCCAGAGGAGCGTGACTTCTCTCTTCAGATCGTCGCGCTCATCGCGCAGCCGTTTGAAGGCCACAAAGAGTTGTTCCCCGGCGCGAACTTCACCGTCGTAGGCGTCCTGGCTAGCCATCGATCCCCCTGAAGTGCACGGCCACGGTGTCGGGCGGGAAGTACTCGCCGCGCTCGATCCTGATGCGCCGCACCTCGGCCACGTAATAACTCTTGAGCTTCATCAGTTCGGCCATGGAGTAGCGGCGCAGTTCGCGTTCGCCGATCTTGTATTCGAGAACGCCGTCGGCAGCCCGTCCGGCCAGAACCGACTTGATGTTTTCAAGAGCAATCTCTTCCGGCGCGCGGGTATCGACCGGCCCCGAGGCGTCCAGAATGTCGGGCCGCACGGATACCCGGCCCATGGCGCAGGTCACGCGCTGGGCGCCGTTCTGCAATACAGCCAACCAGAGATAGTCTCCCGGCGCCCAGTTCTTGGTTTCCGTCGCCGGAACGGCGATATCGAAAGCATCGCCGTCGGCGGCGACGTCGGCGGAGTTTACGACGTACTTTTGCGTGGGGTTATTCAGGACATAGGTCAGCGTCCATCCTTGCGAGGCGGGATAGTTGTCGAATCCGCGCGACCAGTTGAGAGAGTCTCCTGCAATGACGGCCAGGGGCTCGGGATGCGGCTCGTCCAGGTTGAACTCCATCCAACCGGCGAGAATCTGCGGGTAGCTGCTCACGCGAGAGAGTAATCCGCATCCCGAAAAATGGTCAATTATCCAGATTTATCAAAGAAGTTTCCACGAATCGCGCCAGTTTTGCTGGTTTTTCGTCGTCGCAGGCGTGTTTGGACCGTGGAACGCAGGCAAGGAAGCAAACGGGTCGGCGGTGGGTGTTTTAGGCTCGGCAACGGGCTCGGGCGCGGTCTGTTTGACGGCGGCGGCAACAGCCTTCAGCCCATCGACCAGCAACTTGGCGTTGCGCGGGAGAGGCGGGTGGCCGAAGAGGTTCTGGTAAAGCTTGTCGAAGCGCGGACGCAGGATCTCGCGGGCAGCCGAGGCATAGACCGCACAATCGAGAGCCTCGTTGCGCCGGCCTTCGCGCACTTCGAAGCTGAGCACCTTGCGCCCCTTGGACTTGCGCACGACCAGTTGCTCGCTGGTCAACTCGGAGAGGTAGTCCTGGCCGAGAGAGTCTTTTTGCAGGATGTGCACGTATCCCGGGCCCGGCTTGACCAGTTTCAAGCTCGAATAGATCTTCTCCTTGGCGGTATCGACGCCGACGATGTAAAGCAGCGTCTTGTTCTTGTCCGGACGGGTGCCTCCGTTGACCAGCGGGCGCCCGAAGCCACTCGAACCTTTGACGGCCCATACGCGGCGCCGCTCCCGCTTGCGGGTGTAGTCATAGACGATCTTGGTCTGATCGCCGGAATCGACGCAGACGGCCGAGATGCCTAGCGATTTGCCGGAAGGATGCGGGAAGCGCATTTCGATGCATTCATCCAAGTCGCGCCATGCCGAGTCCGGATGCTCTTCGGGCAAAGCGGGCGGCTTGCGGATGATGTAGTGATCGATGACCCAGGCCTCCTTGTCCAGGCCCCATCCCCAGAGGGTCGCAACCAGCCGGTCCCGCTGCACGTCCACTCCCATAGTCAGAAGCAGCACGCCCTCGGGCAACAGGTTCTCGGTGGCAGGCTCGATGCGCTTTTCCAGTTCCGATTCCTCGGCCCGGTCGCCTTTCAGTTCCCACGATTCGGCCAGGCGCGTGTTGACGAATACCTGCATCTTCTCCTGATCGTCCTGGGCGTCGATCCACTCCTGTGCCAGGCGCGACCATTCCACCCATGGAGAATAGAGCGCATTCAGGTGAAACCCCACCGTGCGTCCGTCGCGGCTTTCGGCCGTGGCCAGCCAGCGGCCGCGGCGCACCATGTCGTACTTGTCGGACTCTTCGATGGTGCATCCGGCCTGCGTGTCGGTGGCCGAATCGCACTCGTAGTAGACCCGCGAGATGCGCAACTCGCCGACATCGGTGGTCTGGGTCTCGTAGCGGAGATTCTTCCAGATGAACTTCTGTTCGAGATTGCAGTGCGGGCAGCGAACCATGTAGTAGCGGCGGTCCGATTCCTTGAAGAAGGCCGGCTCGATGACCGACGTC